TGCCACTGCTGGAAATTCCACAACTGGTATTTCAAGTGCTATGATAGATATATCTTCAGCAGAAGCATCTGATGCCTCCAATCCACTAATGATTGTAGGTCTTCATGAAGATGTGACTAACGCTGATCACTCTGCCGCTGGTATTTCGTATATCGTTAAAATCAACAATCATGTGTTTGCTAGTTCTTCTGGTGACGCTGATGCTGCTATATCATAAGGAGATTTAACTATGGCAATTTCAAGAGCACAACTTGCTAAAGAATTAGAGCCTGGCTTAAACGCTCTCTTTGGTATGGAATACGACAGATATGAAGGTCAGCATTCTGAAATCTTCGACACCGAGTCATCTGACAGAGCGTTTGAAGAAGAAGTAATGTTGAGTGGATTTGGTGCAGCCCCTACTAAGTCAGAGGGTAATGCAGTAACATTTGACGATGCAAACGAGGCTTATACTGCAAGGTATAACCATGAGACAGTTGCAATGGCATTCTCAATAACAGAAGAAGCCGTAGAGGATAACCTTTATGACAAAATCTCTTCACGTTATACGAGAGCACTTGCTAGATCTATGGCACATACTAAGCAAGTAAAAGCAGCGGGAGTGTTAAATAATGCATTCGACACATCAGTACTTGGTGGTGACGGAAAAGCATTATGTGTAACAGATCACCCATTAACAAATGGTGGTACGTTAGACAATGTTTCAGCAGCCGATCTTAACGAAACATCTTTGGAAGATGCATTAATCAGTATTGCAGGTTTTACTGATGAGCGTGGATTAATTATTGCTCTAAGAGGCATGAAGTTAATTATACCTCGTCAACTACAATTTGTAGCAGAAAGATTAATGGCATCTAACCTAAGACCAGGAACAGCAGACAACGATGTCAATGCACATCAATCAATGGGTATGTTACCCGGTGGTTATGTGGTCAATGATTTCTTGACAGACACTGATGCTTTCTTCATTAAGACAGACGCACCAAATGGCTTAAAGCATTTTGAAAGAATGTCTTTATCAACAGCTATGGATCCAGACTTTGAGACAGGAAACATGAGATATAAAGCAAGAGAAAGATATTCTTTTGGTTTCTCTGATCCTCGTGCCATGTTTGGTTCACCAGGAGCGTAAGCTTTTAAAAACTTTAATTAAAAAAAGGGCAGTTACATACTGCCCTTTTTTGTGTATAATAAACTTAACCTAACAGTTACATAATGTAACTGACCCAGCCAAGATAGGAGATTTACATGGCTAATACAACTTTTAAAGGCACCGTTAGAGCTGAAGGCGGTCTATCCGTTCTTTCTACAGCAGCAACAACAGGTGTTGAAACAGAACATACAACTATTTCTGCAACAACAGGAAACACTTCAATCGGTGGAACTTTAGCCGTAACAGGTGCTACTGTTTTATCTTCGTCACTTAACGGTATTTCAGATTTTTTTAATGCAGGAGTTAACACAGTACCTTTAGGATTAAATCCTACATGGTCTCTTAACTTTGGTAAACCCGATCAAGGTACTATTGCAAACGTAGATGATGTTCTTACAAATCCTAACACAGCATTGAGATTATCAATGGCTTTAGAGCAAGTAGCAAATCAAACTGCTGTTGTTTCAGCAGCACAAACAAGTGCTATTTTTGGTGGAACAGGTGTAGTAGGAACTGATTTTGCAATTACAGCGGGAGCTACAGAAATTGCAGTAAATCAATCAGCAGTAAGATACACAGGTAATGTTGGTGCAACATTAGCATTAACTGCATCTACTACTGATCTAGCTTCTGACACTCACAAAAGTTTAATTATTTTTACTGACAATGTTATATCTGCTTCAGCAGTATTAACATTACAAGTACAAACAAATAATGAACTTGATGCTTCTTCTTTTGAAGCATTTGTTACAGGTGCAGGAACTAACGTACTAGAACGTGAAGCAGGAACTACAGACGCACATGCTAAGATTATCTTAACAGCATCTGCTGCAGATACGACTATCAAAGCTGGATCTTACATTTATTTTGAAGCTGCCAACAATACAGATGAGATGGCAGTGAAGATAATGCTCAGAACATCTGGTGGTACTATCGCAGTTACAACTGCTAACAACTAATCGACAGTGGGGGCTAATTACCCCCACACTTTTATAAGGAGATTAAAATGGCAGGAACTATTTCAGATGTAAAACCAGCCTTTATAAGTGACGAGGTTGCAGCAGATGATAACTTTATAGTTACCGTAGCAAGACCTAATACAACAGCAACATTAGCAAACGCTTCCTTTGCTTCTGGTGGAGCCAGAATTTTAACTGTAACCACAGCAGGAACAGGTGATAATGCTAAGACAAATACTATTGTTGGAACAGATGTTTTTGATAATGCTCTTACAGAAGTAATTGTTTCTACTGGTTCTGCTGAAGCTGTAGATGGTACTAAATACTTTAAGACAATTACTTCAGTAACAAGTTCTGCACAATTTGCAGCAAACATAGAAGTTGGCTCTATCGCTTCTGCGGCACAAGCCGTTGGTGGTGGTAGTAGAGTTCGTTTAAAAGGATTTTCAATTGTATCTGGTGGAACAGCAGGGATTGTTGAATTTATTGATGGTAGCCCAGAATCAGGGACAGTGTTGTTTAAAGCAAGAACAATAGGCACTGATAATACAACACTTGATAGAACAATACCTCAAAATGGTATTTTATTTGAAAGTGGTCTTAGTATTAGATACACTGTTGGTACAATAGATATGATGACATTTTTCTTCGCATAGGAAAAGAAATGGCTGAGAAAAAGAAAAAAGGAACCATGAAGGGTCACACCATAGGCGGTGGTCAAAAGAGATCCACCAAATCTGGTGCCGGAATGACTGCAAAGGGTGTTGCTAAATATCGTAAAGACAACCCTGGAAGTAAGTTAAAAACAGCTGTTACTGGTAAAGTCAAAAAAGGTAGCACCGCTGCAAAAAGACGCAAGTCATATTGTGCAAGGTCAGCAGGACAAATGAAGAAGTTTCCTAAAGCTGCAAAAGATCCTAATAGCCGTTTAAGACAAGCTCGTAAAAGGTGGAAGTGCTAATGAATGTTAAAGAAGTATCAACAGGTGTTTGTATAGTATTATTTGCAGGAGCTATTGGTTGGTCTGTATCAACTTTAGTTGAAGTTGACAAGCGAACAGCTATTATGGCAGAGAAAGTTTCTGAAAACCATAAAATGATAAAACCTTTATGGGAAGATTTTATAAGAAGGAGTTCACCGAATGACAATGTTGCGAAGCTCGATGCCACAACAGATAACAAAATCCGTTGGAAGTAAAAAGAAACCAAAAGCTAAAGGTTATAATCTAGGTGGACTTAAAGAAGGATCAAGAAAAAGAACAACAAATAATAAAAGGAAGTCCCGTTAAGTATTGTCTATCTTGTAACAAGAAAAAATGGTCATGTAGATGTTATCGGGTAACTGGATTAGAGGAATTAAAAAATGCCAAAAGACGCATGTTATCGGAAAGTAAAAGCAAGCTTTAAAGTTTTTCCAAGTGCTTATGCTGGAGGAGCCATTGCAAAATGCCGTAAGGTAGGTGCTGCTAATTATGGAAATAAGTCAAAGAAAAAAGCAGAGGGCGGTGTAATTACAGCTAAACGAGGTAAGGCATTTACAAAACGAAAATCAAAAAATAAAAACATTGCGAGAGGTTGTGGTAAAGTTTTAAATGAAAGACGTAAAGTCACAAAGTATTCATAATGGCAGTTAGAAAAACAAAAGCGGGATTAGCCTTAAAGAGATGGTTTAAGGAAGATTGGAAAGATGTAAAGACGGGCAAAGCTTGTGGTCGTAAAAAAGGTGAAAAAAGGGGAACTCCTTATTGTCGTCCAAGCAAACGAATTTCTAAGAAAACTCCGAAAACTTCTGCGGAGATGACTTCTGCTGAAAAACGTAGTAGAATAAACCAGAAGAACAAATTAGGTCAACCAGCAGGTAAGCCTAGAAGAGTTAAATCACTAAAGAGAAGGAAAACATAATGTCAGATAAAAAAGGTTCAAATACCTTAATTCTTAAAAATACAAAAACACCGTTAGAAAAAAAGATTAGAGGTGGTGCTAATTTGTTTAAAAAATTAATCAAGTTAAAAAAAAATAAAGACAAAGCCAAAAAAGGCGGTGGTGGAATGGACATTGGTAAAACACCTAAAAAGCCTGTTAAAGCCATGATGGGAAAAGCCATGAAAATGAAGAAGAAGTAAATGACAACATCAGGTTCAAGAGATTTCGATTTAGATGTCGGTGAAATAATAGAAGAGGCTTATGAGCGTTGTGGCTTGGAGATGCGTACTGGTTATGACGCAAAGACAGCTAGACGTTCTCTGAATCTAATGTTCGCTGATTGGGCAAATCGTGGTCTTAACATGTGGACGGTAAAACAAGAAACTAAAGCTATAACTTCTGGTACAGCGACTTATACATTAGATGCTACTTATGTGGACTTGCTAGAAGTTGTTTTAAGAAACAGTAGTAATGTTGATTTTACCTTATCTCAAATGAGCCGAGGTGAATATCTTACTATTCCGAACAAAGGAATTACTGGTCAACCTAGTCAATACTTTTTTGATAGACAAGTTATTCCTACGATTACTTTGTGGGCAACACCAAACGCTTCTTACACTTTAGTTTACTATTATGTAAGACGTATTGAAGACGCTGATTCATTGATAAATAATGCAGACACACCATTCAGATTCCTTCCTTGTATGGTGGCTGGTCTTGCTTATTATTTAGCAATGAAGAAAGCACCAGAGAGAGTGCAACTATTAAAATCAGTTTACGAAGAAGAATTTCAAAGAGCAGCAGCCGAGGATGCAAATAGCACTCCTTTAAAATTAACACCTAGCATGACGTATTATAGTTACTGATATGGCAAAGTATGCAACAGGAAAAAAAGCATGGGGGTTTTCAGATCGTTCTGGATTTCGTTATCGTTTAAAAGAAATGAAAACCGAATGGAATGGTTTGAAAGTGGGTCCTGATGAATATGAAGAAAAGCACCCACAGCTAAAACCTAATCATCCTGGACCTGATCCAACAGCATTGTATCAACCAAGAGTTACAAGCCGTACAGAAGTGACCGTAGAGAATCTTCTTGGATTAAATCCATTTAGCATTTCTAATTTAGACGTTGGTGGAACCACAGTCACTATTAAAGTAACTGAAAAAAATCATGGAAGAAGTTTATCGGATAC